CTGACCCAACGGTTCCGCCATAGCCGCCAGAGGCTCCAATACACATCACATCGTAATACAAATACCCCATGTCAATGTAATTTTGTGGTGTAAATGTTAAACTTTGTGTAAATATAAAAACCATTGGCGTCAAAGGTCTTTGAGATTCTCCTAAACTAAGTCGCATAAAACACCTCCAAAATTAAGGGCTAGAAATTGTATATGAGTTTGCATCAATAACAGTTACCGTGTTACTATTAATTGTATAGGTTGTAGAATCTACATAGGTTACCGCTTCACCTGTAGCCGTAAATGATCCATCTCCATTATCTGTAATTATAAGAGAAGGCTCAAGTGATTGGTTAATGATTTCGTATACATCTTCTGGCGATGGCATAAATGGAACTGCGGAGGTTGCGCCGGACGGTGTGGTCCCGCCATAATATAACCAGAGTTCAATATAGGTCAGCGTAACCGAATCAATTTTTCGTGAATCTAAAATTATATGGTTTGTTGGCGTCCCGTAAGGCACGGCAACTGGAATTCCAGTTAAATCCCATGCAAAAGTGCTGGGCGTTCCAATATTGGTTGTGCTGGCAAAGGTTTTGTTAGAGGGGATGGCGTTTAAGTTATACAATAAATGTAATTTATAATGACCATTACCAGTCTCATTCACACCGTTACCAATTTTAGTTCTATAAGATAAACTAAAAGATTCTCGTTTTTGATTTTCGGCAAAGTAGCCTTGCGTTAATTCAGTTAGACCTTCAAGTCTATAAACTTCATCGGGATAAGTATAAGCGTTTAATGTTCCGTTATACTCTCCAACTTGTTGTGTGTCTAAATACTTAACTCCATCTAAATAATAAGGAGAACGTGTTTTGCTAGATAGATCTTCAACGACACTTGTGATTCCGTTCCATGGAACTGCGGTTCCGTCGGTTAAATAAAGAACGCCCCGATCAACTCCAGTCTCGTATGTTTTTTCCGTGTCAACGTCCCACACAATAGCCATTGTTCTCCTTTCTATCCGCTAGTATTGAGTTGCGCTTTTCTTTGCGCATTGAGATCTCGGTTTCTTTGAGCTAATTCATTTCTGCTCATCTTCTTTGGTTTAGCGCTTTTTAGGTTACAAATTTTAATTAATGTAAACAATCTATTTAAGTGCCAAGTTTCACATTCAAATGGAATGTTAAAAACAGTTAACCAGTAGTAAATTAATTCAGACGTAATTGTCTCAGATGATTTTGGCGCTGTTGCGTCATCTCTAAACCATGTGGCAGACATTTTGGAATTTATGTAATTGTTAATGTCATTTAAATTACTTTCAGAGAGTCTGTTCAAAACCTCCGGAGCAATGTTTGGCGTAAGAGTCATACATTGAATGTATGAAAGAATTTCCTCTGCCGATTTTTCATCATAACCAAGGAAACTTTTCTCCCATTTTGACTCCCACAGTGAAAGTGAGATCAGGGAATGTTCAAAGTCAACAACTATGTCGCCAACTGTATCAAACTCTTGAGTATCATTATTAAAAACTTCTGTACCAAGAATTGTTAATGTGAGCATTCCCTGACCTCCTTCCTTATTTATATTAAGTGGTGCGAGTGAACGACCAGTCGTCGTCAGATCCAGCAGTAAACTTGTATGCGCCAGTCGATGGAGTTGCGCGAATAATAAGTGTACTGAGGGACGGAATAGCAGCCATAGCGCCGGCAACAACAATAGCGTTGGTGTCTGCGCGACGGTACGTAACACCGGTAACTGCAGGAATTGTAATAACTCCTGTAGAACTAACAAATGTTGGCGACGTTGGCGTAACCGCGGTTTGTGCGCCAGCAAACATTGTGATTACTTCGTCAGGCAACGGCAAACGTGCGGTTGTACCAGCCGTACCGTACAGAGCATCCTCAAGTGTAGAAAGGTTGCCTGATGTAACCTTGGTCGAGTCAATTGTTAGCAATGAGGTACGCTTCAAGCCTGTGACATCTACCGCCGTAGTCATAAATCCCCAGCTGAAAGTCAAAGCCTCAGGAGAATCGTTGATTGTGGCATAAGCCTTTTCGCTCGGCATGGCCTTTGCACCGTAAACCAAGTGCAACTTGTAACCGGCTTCCTCTGTAACGTCATTACCAATGCGTGTACGGTAAGAAAGACCAAAACTACTACGAGTTTGTTGTCCAACACTAACACCGTTTTGCGGGCTTGCCGTACCATCGCATTGTTCAAATTGTTGCGGATAAGTGTAAGCCTCAATAGTTCCACCAAACTCTTCGGTGGACACCAAGTTCAAGTACTTAATGTTATCTGCGTACAAAGGTGTTTGTTCTGCTCCTGAAGGAGATTCCGTAACCGTTGTAAGTCCATTCCAAGCATATCCAACGCTATAAACGCCAGAAGTTGGAATATAAAGAACCCCACGGTCGATGCCGTTTTCAAACTTACGTTCCGACGTTTGGTCCCATAAAAGCGTAGCCATAATTCTTCCTTTCTAGAAGAAAAGTGTAAAAACTGTATGATTTAACCCGTCTTTTATAAATGCTCGATTAAAAGAACATAAAGATAACTGTAAAATTTTATCGGGTACATTACTATCTGGATTTCTATCAATAACTGTGACTGAGTAACGTTTTTTGTAATTGTATAGTTTATTGCTTGCATACTTTGTGTTATAATTATCTAAATTATAAACAATGCAAGGATACTCCATTTGCACGTTACTTGGTGGCTGAAAATATACTTTATCAGTTGTCAGTTTAGATTCTAATAAAGTTTGCAACTCAAGCCGCCTAGGGTCTGGGGCCATTATAAACACCTCCCAAACGAAGGAGTAGACGGGGACTTTGCACTTCAATATCTGAAACAACCCACAAAGTCCCCGCCCACTGAATATAACGCATGGCAAAGAAGTGTTCATTTGCATAGGCATCAGCAACAATACTTATAGAATTACCTACTGTAAGATCGCTATTTAAATACTCTGAATCTTGCAACTTACGACTATTTTTTACCACGTCTCCATAGTAATAATACTCAACAATGGTGTCTTCCCATACACCAGGGGCAGATTCAACAGTTTCTCCATAACCGACCTTACCATAAAACTTCGCCATTATATTCCTTAATTAGGCAGTACGAGTAAATGACCAGTCAGCGTCAAAGTTGTGCGGGAAGTAGTAGCCAGCAGCTGGCGTAGCTTCCACAGTGACGGTTGCGCCGGCAGCAATTGCAGTTTGTGCTCCAGCAGTAAAGGTCGTTCCAGTAACGCCATTCGTGTAGACGACGTTAGCCGTTGACGGAATAGTCAAGACACCCGTTGAAGTAACAAACGTTGGGATGCCAGGTGTAACCAAACTACCAGCGGTTCCACGAGAAACAGCAATAGCTGTCTTGAACTTGGTGAGAGTACCAGATACACGGGTCTCAATCAAGTACTTGTACTGGTTGTAATCGATGTCAAAGTCATCAAACATCGAGATGTTTCCACCGCGGTCGGCGCCAAACGTGTAGTCGCTCATGTTAACAAGCACGCAAAGGAGGTCTCCAGTGTTAGTCTGGACACCTTCCATTACGGGAACTGTAACAATGTTAGATACACGCAAAGCGGCGGCCAAATCAGACGTAGTTGGGTAAATACGACGACCAGTGGTGTCCTTAACCAACAGCAACGAGGTAAGCAAAGCTTCCGTCGTGAACATGGTAGGGTTGCCAAGTCCGCGGTATGCGGGCCGAGCGTTTACAATTGCGTCAACAATTCCATCGCCAACAGTACCGTTTGCAACGGTTACCTTGTGCGTGTAGAAATCGTCATCAAAAGCAATTGGACGAATGTTGGTCTCGTTTACCTTGTCCTCATCGTCAATCTCACGACCATCGCCAACCAGTGCGGCACGAGCAAGTTCCTCGTCAAGCATGATTCGCATTTCGGCCTTCAACCAAGCAACAACGTCAAGGTCGGTAATGTCGACAATGTCGTCACGGTCCAACTTCTGCTTCTTGTAGATGGTCGTCGGAGTCGTGACTCGCTTCGACAAAGCAAACCATTCATCCTTCTTCAGGTTTCCCTTAACATATCCCTTTGCACGTGCATCATCAAGCGTGATGTCAGCAGACATGGTCTTGATACGTGAGAACGGGTTCTTCTTAGCGCCGTTAATAACAACACTAACCCATTCCATCCTTCGTGCAACCCACTCCGGAGATCCGTCGATGGTCTTTGCGTCGGGGAAAAGGTAATCGATGTTCTCGATGCCATACTCTACGGCGTGAGCAAGAAACGATTCCTTAAAAGATCCAAGCTTTTGCGCATCTTCAACAATAGTAGATAGTTGCGCGTGAGTCAAACTTGGACGGTCCTGCTGTGAGGAGCTTCCAGCCTGCTCGAAAACATTGTGGCTCATCTGTGTACCTTTCTGATGTTCAAGAACGTCTTCTGTAACGTTCTCTGTAGGTGCTACTGGCAAGGAATCGTTATCGGTAGACTCATCCTCGTTTGCGGGGGTTTCTGTAACAATTTCTTCAGATACTACTTCATAAATTTCAGAAATTTCATCTGAATCAAGACCAGATTGTTGCATCGTATTGCTACTCGCTTCTACAGCTGCTCCAACAATGAACTCAACGACGTTTTTTTGTTCTTCAGTAAAACCGTCATAAACTTCTTGAATACTTAGGCCTTCTGGTGCATTTGAAGTCGTAGTGCTGTCGGCGTGCAATAGCTGTAAACCGGTGTAAATGATTGCTTCATCTTCAAGATCTTCAATGTCTCCGTCTGAGTGACGAATACTTACATTGTCAATAAGGGCTCCTGGATTTGCTCCAGACAGCACAAGACTAACTTCGCGAATCACTCCGTGAAGTACATTCTTGCTCTTCTCAACAAGTTGGTTAGCATAGATTGACAAAGAAACAATGTCGTTATGTTGCACGAGAGCTTTTGCATTCTCTGCCGTTGGCGTAGAATTAAAAAAACCATGCGCATAAACGCCATCAGTACGTGCTTCAAGTACAGCGTGGCCAAGAACGTTAGTTGGTTCATTGTGGCTGTGTTGCCATACTAGTGGTACAGTTAGTCCGTCCATATGCTTAAACGCATCGGGCATAATTGTCCGACCGTCAGAGCACTTGAGACCTGCTTTGGTGGCATAGCCACTAAAATCAGCTTCCATTTTGACAGTCTCCTTTCAGTTAGTGTTTTAACGGCCAGACGCCGTTGGTGGTGTTTGAGTAGTTACATCATTAACATCATCATCAACGCTGTCTGTTGTTGGTATTGACAACGAGTCTGTCGATTGTTGTTGTGGCATGTTACTATTCACAAGTTGATCGGCTTTGGCTTCCTTAGATGGCTTAAACCCAATAATAGATCTTACTTCATTGGCCGTTAAGATTTCATTTCGCGTAAACTTATCAGCAATGTCCGCAATACTATTAATTGGGACCAACTTAAATGGATCTCTAAAGAACACAATAGATTGTTTTTGTGAACGAGCAGTTTTTGTAAGAAAGGTTCTACGCATTGCTTCTGCAATTGATGAAAGAATTGGTTCAATGGTTCGAGCATGATAATTTAGCATTGCTGTCTCATCGGCCGTTCCGTTCATGATTTCAGCTGTTAAACCAAGTTGTCCATATAGCATAGTGGTCAAGTATTCAACCTGTGCTAGCAAATTGTTTTCGGCGGGCCTATTTAATTGCGTAATTTTCTCAGTACCGTCTGTATATGCAATGCCATATTGGCTACCTTTTAACTGTGCTTCAATATCTTGTCGTCTTTTTTCTGCTTGGTCGCGACGAGCTTCAGATTTGATAACATATGGCAACTGAATAATTAAATCTAATTTGCCAGAACTTGATTGTTGATCAACAGCATCAAGCATGTTTAGTTTATTGATTAATCGTTGCAAAGTTGAGTTTGGTTCGTTCATTACTGAATAAAAAGGGTTCTCGACTACCGCAACAAATTTCTTTTCCAAAACAATGTCTTCGCGTCTACCAATAGCTTCATTGTAAAGACTAATTTTGATATGTTTTGGGTACCATTCAACAATCTCACCTACGCGAAGTGTTTTGATATCGAAGCTTGCCGACTCACTAGGATTAATTGTAGTGTCTATTGGAACAATTGCCGCAACACCTTTATCGAACAATGTTAAAGCAATGTCTTGTTTAAAAGCTCGAGCAGCTTGATCAATATTTGCCTCAACTGTTAAACATTGGTTTAAACCACTATCGATATCTTCAAGATACCTTTCGTTATCGTCAAGACGAACGTGACGCATTTCAGCGGCAGCAGTATCAACACTTAAACGGTTATAGATTGAGGACACAATTGATTTTTCACTTGATAATCTTAATCGGGCTCGATCTGGTCGTGCGCTATATGAAGATCCATAATCAAACGTCGATGGTGCATATAACATGTTCGGTTCAAAGAACGCATTCCATGCATGACGTAAACGATTTGGCATTTTAGCCATTAATGACCTCCCTTCTTATATAGGTGAGATAGGTATTTATAAACCGCTAATGGCGTCAATTTTTGCTTGCATTTGTGTAGCCAGATCAGCAATCGAAGCTTCTGCGCTTTCTTTTACATCGGCAACGGTTGAGCCAGTAATAGGCAATGGCGCAAGTGGTAAAGCAAGGGCGGCTTGGCGGTCTGTTTCTGCCTGTTGCGCTAAACGTTGCGCAATCACAAAAGGATCGGAGTCTTGCGCGGACACAAAATCGGTTTCAGAAACGGTTTGCCCATCAATGTAAAATGTCACAACGCCACTTGGTAGAATAATTTGTTCGTAAAATGCCATTGGCTAAGCCTTTCTAATTCCGACGGCGGGCATAATACCCAGGTTGTTTGTTGTCCACGGTCCAACCCGCGAAGCACCGGTTGAGGGTAGCGGCGTAATTCCGTTCGGCGTATAATAGATGTCATAACTTGAGGCTGACTCAGCTACAGGAAACCCTGCCGTAGCAAAGAGTTGGCTGAGTGCTAAGACCTGCATAGTACGGAGTTGCGCAGTTCCACCATCTAATAGTACATAGATCCAGTAATACCCTTCCGCACTAGGGGACCAATTAGAACTAAAGTTGGCGGTTAGGTTTCCTGTAGCGGTGACACTTACTACAACTTCTGTACCTGCTACTTGCGTAGACGGTGCAAATAGATTAGCGTTGTGGTTGTACACAGCCATACGGATTTGCGAGCCGGAACCAGCGCTACTAACCGAATATGAAAGTCCTGAGTAAGCTGTAGCTTGTAGCCATACAGGGAAACAACGAATACCAAGCGTGGTGGCAACGGTGGTCGTCCAAGCTAAACTACTTGGTATATGTAACGGAGCGATCATTTGTCCAGCGGTAGTTGCTGGGGCGTATGGTCCATACACATAGACGTCGGTACTGGTAGTATATAGGTTGTCAGATGCGACGACGCCACGTCCGGAGAAGTTCACCGTAGAGCGGGCAGTCAAGGTCGTAGATTCATCTTGGATTGTAGAATAACCCCCACTGCTAGCGGAAGGAGTAGCCCAAGAAAGAGTGGATGCTCCAGCTGTTAAAACTTGACCAGTTGTACCCTTGCCTAGTCGTGCAACAGCGCCAGCGCCAGTTCCAACAATTAAATCGCCGGCGGTTGTCACAGTGGATTTCGGAACAGCCCCATTGGCCAAATCGTAAGCCGACTTCACCGCATTGGGTGTCGCGGCCGTGGTGGTCAAAGTTGAAGAAGTTGAATCGGTAAGTTGCACCGCACCCTTCACCGTTGTGCTCGCATCGGCAATGCTCAAAGTTCGGTTAGCAGATAGATCTCCACCACCAGCCAAAGGAGCGGTGGTACTAATTGTTCTTGCCGTTGGTACACCACCAGCAGCGGCTTGCCATGTAGGTGCTACACCTGTGCCATTTGCTGTCAATACCTGACCACTAGTCCCAGCAGCCAAACGCGCAACAGCAGCTGCACCAGAAGCA